TAAAAACAAGTAAACAAAATATTTATAACATATGGCAAATTTAGACGCATTTAGAAAGTTAATCCGCGAAGAGGTTAAAGCTGTATTCCAAGAAGAATTAGCTGGAATCCTTAAAGAAGCTATTATAGCTAATAGAGGGCAGCAAACTATTGTAGAATCAACGAGACCTGTAACAAAACCAACTGTTCCTACTACTATGAACAGATCTACACCTAGACCGGTTGCCCCTGTATTATCCCCAGGCAATCCATTAAATAGCTTACTTGCTGAGACAGCTCAATCTATGACTATGGATGAATTCGGAGATTTAAACGGACAAGGAGTAGAGAGAGATGTTCCTATTGTAGAATCAGTAGGAGATATGTTCGCAAATTCAAGAGGAAGTTCTAATCTAGAAGCAATTCAAATCAATGCAGTTCCGGACTTTTCTCACATGATGGCTAAAATGGGTATAAACGAATAGTATAAATGGCATACAACTTAAAGCAAATAAATGTACTTGATTTAAGATCCTCTACAGGGGTTGGAGTTGCTTTGCCATTTAACACGCCAGCTGTTTTTCAAACAGTGTATACTACGCAGGAGCAGTTAAAGTATAATATCATTAATTTTTTATTAACTGATAAGCGTGAGAGAGTTTTTAATCCTAATTTCGGTGCAGGGATAAGGAATAAAGTATTTGATCAAATTAGTCAAGATACTATAGATAGTTTAGATGTACAGATAAGAGCAGGAGTAGAAGCTTATTTTCCAAATGTAATAATTACAGAGCTAACCTTTAACGCAAGTCCAGACAGAAACTTACTTCAAATTCAGTTTTCGTATACTATAAAAAACACAGGTGTAACCGATAATATAATACTAGATTTAAATGGCTAATAAGAATATAACATACTTAAATAAAGATTTTAATACCTTTAGAGCTGCGCTAATTGAGTACGCTAAAGCTTATTATCCTCAATCTTATAATGACTTCTCTACCTCATCTCCCGGTACTATGTTTATCGAGATGGCTTCTTATGTTGGAGATGTACTGTCTTTTTATTTAGATAACCAAGTACAAGAGAACTTTTTAGAGTATGCAAAGCAGACTAATAATCTATATACTCTAGCTTATATGATGGGTTATAGACCTAAAGTAACTTCTGCAGCAATGGTTACTTTAGACGTATACCAACAAATACCTGCTTTTGGCTCAAACTATGATCCTGATTTTACATATGCAATGATTATCGAAGAAGGAATGCAAGTTAGATCTAATGTTAATACTGCAAATTATTTCTACTGCCCTAATCAAGTAAACTTTAATCTTTCTTCTTCTATTGATCCAACTGAGATTTCTGTATATACTACATCAGGAGGAAACCCAGATACCTACTTGCTTAAAAAATCTACAGTAGCAATGTCCGGCCAAATAAAAAATACAAGTATTTCTTTCGGCGCTGCTGAGAGATTTCCAATAAGAACGCTACAGGATAGTAATATTATTGAAATATTAAGCGTGTATGATCAAACGACAGGCTTTAGATGGTACGAAGTTCCTTATTTAGCTCAAGAATACATTCTAAACCCTGTTACTAATACTGCTTTAAATTATCCAGGACTATATCAAGAAGCCAACCAAGTTCCTTATATAATAGAAAAACTTCCAGTGCCTAGAAGATTTGTTTCTAGATTTACTGCTAACAATATTTTAGAATTAGAATTCGGTGCTGGTATACAATCCGCATCCGGTTCGATACCTAATCCATTTAACGTAGGTATCGGAACAGTTAACGGTATCGATTTATTAAATACAGCATTTGACCCTACTAACTTTGTAGTAAATCAATCTTACGGTTTAGCTCCTGTAAATACAAGCTTAACAGTAAACTACTTAGTAGGCGGCGGCGCAGCAGCAAATGTTAATACAAATGAACTGACTAATATCATTGTAGCAACTACTACTTTTCCTAATACAGGAAATCCTTCCGTACAAGCTTTAACACAAACTACTTTAGCTACTAACAATAGTGTGCAAGCAGCTGGGGGTGGAGATGGAGATACTCCAGATAGTATTAGATTAAATACACTAGCTAAATTTCCTTCTCAAATGAGAGCTGTAACACAGCAAGATTATTTAGGAACCGTATTAGGTATGCCACCAAAGTTTGGACAAGTAGCTAAGGCTTATGTAACAAAAGATACTGCAACGTTTTCTCAGTACTTAAGAAATGAACCAGGAGAAAGAGATCCTCTTGCAACCTCTATATACTTGTTAAGCTACGATACAGACGGTACCTTTACACAACCTGGTATTGCTTTAAATAAGAATATACAAACTTACTTATCTGATTATAGAATGTTAACAGATACTATTCTATTAAAACCGGCTTATATTATCAATATACAAGTAGGTTTCGATATTATTATAAGACCTAACTATACTTCAAGAGAGGTAATTGCTGCTTGTTTAGTTTCATTGAAAGCATATTTTGCAAGAGAGAATTGGCAAATAAACCAGCCAATCATAATGTCCGAAATCTATACTTTACTAGATCAAATAGCAGGCGTACAAACGGTTCAAAAAGTAAATATTAGAAATATAGCAGGTACTACTGCAGGATATTCTCAATATAGTTACGATATTCCGGGTGCAACTTTAAACGGTGTTATTTATCCTTCATTAGATCCAAGTATCTTCGAAGTTAAATATCCGGACACAGATATTCAAGGACGTATAGTAACAATGTAATAAAATGGCAGTATACAACATATTCGCATCAGCAGATGCAACAATTTACTCAAGGTACCCGTTAAAAAATACCGGTAGAGATCCTATATTAGAAGTATCCGTTAAGAATTCTCAAGACGGTACTAGGTTCTTGTATAGAAACCCTATAACAGAGAATCCATATTATACTTATGATTTAGCTGCTAACGGTAACTACAGTACCTCAGATGCTTACTTTCCTAGCACAGACCTTAGAAGATCTGTATTACAGTTTTCTGACCAAGATATTAATAAGCTAAAAGGGTATGCCTCTCAAGCAAGAAGCGGGTCTTACGGAGCAAATTTAAAATTATTTTTAGCCTCTGCACAAAACTTAAACACTACTTATTCTCTAGACGTATTTCCTATATCTCAATCTTGGTGTATGGGAACCGGGCAATTTGCACAAGTACCTCAGTCCGTAAACGGAGTATCTTGGATGTATACTTGTCAATCGGGAAGCTCTCCTGCTTGGACAGAAGACACTTTCTATTGGGGTAATATTGATTTACCGAGCTGGGAGTCAGCTAGCTATAATTGGGAGTATATTCCTACAGCAGGACAGCCTTATTATGTAGGAAGCGGAGGCTCTTGGTATGATTATTTAGAAGCAACTCAAAGCTTTGACTATATGTCTAATAAAGACATAGACACGGATATAACTGATATAATGACTGAGTGGTTTTCCGGTTCAATTCCTAACTACGGAGTTATAGTAAAGCATCCTCAAGTAGTAGAAGAAGATCCAAATGCATTTATAGACCTTAAGTTCTTTTCTGTAGATACTCATACAATTTATCCTCCTACTATTGAATTTAAATGGGATGATTCTTATTACTTTCCTCAAGGCGGTAATTTTGCTTTAAGCGATCAAATTACAATAGTACTTGCAAATAATCCAGGGCAGTTTACACAGAACGAGGTCTATAAAATGAGAATAGGTACTAGATATACATACCCTCCAAGACAGTTTACAACCTCTTCAGTATATTTAACTAACCTTTACTTATCTCAAAACACTTATTGGGCTCTACAAGACGTAAAGACAGGAGAAACAGTAGTAGACTTTGATGAGAATTTTACAAAATTAAGTGCCGATAGTCTAGGTAACTATTTCACTTTATATACTAGCGGACTAGAAATTAATAGGTACTATAGACTTTTAATTAAGACCAGTATATACTCTACAACTTTTGGACCTCTATCAATTTACAACAACGAGCAAACCTTGTATGATGCTTTATCACTTTATAGTGCTGAAGACTTACAGTTACTTCCTGCTGAAGAAGTTACTTATACAGGTCAGAACTTAATATTTAAAATTGTAGCATAATGTCAGAACAGGTTAAATTAATAAAAGAAGTTTACGGACGCGCTACCTACGTTAATGTAATAGATACGTCTTTTAGCGAACTATATAGCCCTGTTACTGCTTCTGTACAACCAGGCATTAATACTTCAGTTGAATTATTCTTCGATGCATATAATGAGTTATTTTTTCAGATACCAGCTACAGGCGAATTAAATTCTCACGAATATTTAGTAAAGAGAAGTCTAGAATATTTAGGCGGAGGAGTAGTAACTGATACGGAACAAGCTTATATTGAAGAGATAAACTCTTTAAGAGAGCAATTGCTACAAGCAAATACGGATTTTTTAAATACAAATAATACAGTTTAATGGAAATAGTAGATGTATCTTACATTGGATCCGAAGATCAGTATCAAAGTTATGCACCTCAAGATGTAGCTCTGATCAACACTAATTCTATTACCGCAAACTACGGTAATTTTGGGGACTATATAGAGTATTTTATAAAGGATTTGAACGGTAGGGTCTTAAATGCAGAATACTACGTAACACAGTATCAGTTAGATAATAGCGTTGTAGATCCACAAACAGGCACAGTAACTCAGCTTTACTTAGATCCAGAAAGAGATGCTAGAATTTTAGGTTATGACAGGGGCGTAGTTAATGTTAAGTATAATTTTCTTAACGCAAAATTACTTTCTCTACCAGATCCATCAGCGCATTTTTGGATTAAAGAAATTTCTACTTCTGGACTTGAAATTAAAGCTGCAAGACAAGGAGTAAGCAATACCGAACTTCAAAGAGCATTTACACAGTTTAATAACGAACTATCAGCTGATCCATACTATCCCACCTTCTATTTAAACTTCGGCGCAGACGTACAATTAATAGGTGTAAATGCCGTGTACGTTGAAGAAGACGGAATCGGGTATATTATTTTTAAGTTATACGAACCTTTACCTGTTGAGTTTAACGTTAAATCTACTTTCTGGGTAGTAACTAAAGTTGCAGATTCTGCAGAATTTAATGTATCTATTAATGTTACGGCAGAACAGGTTATAGATAGTACACCTATTAAAGGACCTAACTATAAAGTAGTAGTAAACGATAAAGTAGGTCAAACTACACCGTATTACTCCTACGAATCCTTACTCCTAACTTCTGTAACTTCTTCTTATCAACAGCTACAATCTTTAATGCAAGAAAAAGGCATCCAGATTAATGTTGATTATAGTAACTTTGAGAACTTTATACACTTTTCTTCTGCTACAGAAAGACTATATAACTTCGTATACAAGGTACAGTTAATTGAATCTGCTTCAGCAGGCTTAACTCAGACTAATACTAGTACAGCAAAAGTACTTTTACAGAATCAGATAGATACAACTATTACTAATTTCGATGGATACGAGTATTATTTGTATTTTAATTCTGCTTCAACAGCATTTCCAAAGCAAAAAAGTACACAGCCTTATCCTTTATACTCATTAACTTCTTCGCAAGCTATAAACTGGTTAGGAAGCATTAGTACTAATCCTAACGGACCGGCTACAATGAGTATGTATTGGTCCTCTTCCTATTATGACGACAATAATAAAGACTTATTATTATATGCAACTCCTGCATACATAACAGAAGATCCTGCAAATGCACCTTACCTTGTTTTCTTAAACATGATAGGACAGCATTTTGATAATATTTGGATCTATCTAAAGGACGTAACTAATCACTATTCTGCAGAGAATAATCCATTTGTAGGTATTTCAATGGATCAAGTAGCAGATGCTTTAAGAAGTTTCGGCGTACAATTATATACTAATACCAGTATTACAGATAATATTTACTACTCTTTATTAGGATTAAATCAAACAGGATCTGCTCTACCAGTTACTTCAAGTGCCTATTCTGTAAGTAATGTAGCAAGCAGTAGTATCTATCCTTTAGCAAATCAACCTTGGTTAACCGGTTCTCTATCTCTACCTCCTTTTGGTGAAGAGAAAATTAATAGATATGTAATATCATTTGTTACAGGATCTAATCCTTCTTCTAGCTTTGCTACTTTACCTGCAGCACAGCTTCAAGGAGAAACCTATAAGCGCTTATATCACAACCTTGCCTACTTACTTAAAACAAGAGGTACAGAGAGAGGTGTTAGAGCTCTAGTTACTACGTTTGGTATTCCCGGTGATATTTTAGATCCACACGAATACGGAGGTTACAATATTTACCAAGTACCAGGTATTCAAGAAATTAGTAATACTAAAATTATTACCGGAAGCGTTTTAAATATTTCTAGTAGTCTTTTATCTCCGTACACTACAATTCAATATTATCAAAACAATCAAGATAAAACTTCTAATAACGTAGAAGTAGGATTCTCGCCAGCAGACTCTATTAACGCTAGTATTACATCTTCCGGACTTGTTACTTCATCTACACAACCTGGATACTTTAATATTATGCAACTTATTGGTGCACCTAATTTACAGTACTCAAGTTCATACATACCTCTTGTTGAATTGTCTAATAGATACTTTGCCGCAGAATATACAAGTAGATATAACGTTTGGGATTTTATTAGAGTTATAAAGTACTATAATAACTCAGTATTTAAAATGCTAAGAGATTGGGTACCTGCTAGAGCTTCTGCTACAACAGGTATCGTTATTCAATCTCACATGCTCGAGAGAAATAAGTATCCAAGACACGAACCTACTTATACTATCCTTTCCGGATCCGCTAATGTACATATGGTTAGTGTTTCAGGATCGGACGGAGGTTCAGTATTAGGGGATACATACTACGTAGAAAAAATTCCAATACAATATCAATCAAACTCGATATACTTAGGGAATTCATCTGGAACAATTTACATAAGTTCTTCTACTAATATTCAAAAATATACAGGAGAATTTAGTGGTAGTACCATACAAACTGATTTTAATACGTTCTCACAAGTTGATGTTTCATCTTATAACTATCCTTGGACTTCTTCGATACCAACAAGTCCTACTACAAGCAGTAAGATGTTCTTAACATACTCACTAAGCCCTACCTTAAACAACATAACAGGCGCAGTATTATCTCAAAGATTTTTAGATTTAGACTACAATGCAAATCAAGTAGTTCCAACAAACTACGGATTGATTACTAAATCTATAAACGAAACCGTTCGAATAGGAAATATTTCACAAAGCGAGCAGCCTTACTCACAGTATGCACAGTTACAAGATTACAACTACTTCCTACCTTCGACAGTAGCTATTAGATATAGCGGATCTTACTTACAAGGAGTAGCTTACAATACGTACAGTGTAGGAGATCTATCTTACGGTAACGACCCTGTAATCAATTATTACAGTAGTAGAATAGGATTCTTTACTCAGATAGCTACTAGCTCTTTCCTTCCAGGTAAAGTTAATGCTACTCTAGGTTATCTTGCTGACGTATCAGGAGGTTTATTTGAATTAAACCAGAATAATAAAAACTGGGTTGATGTTCAAAATATATTTGTTGCTGGAACCTCTACAACTGTTAAGCAGTTTGATAATAAAAAGTACAGTAATCAAATAACTACCGACGGTACTAAGACTATATACAATAGCGGATACAACTATACTCCAGAGCTTTATTTCTCATCTAGTGATGCAAGACTTTACTTTGAGTATACAGGAAATACAAATGTAACTAGCTTTATAGGCACTTTAACCGGTACACCGAATTTATACATTAGCGGTACTGCAACTCCAGGTTACCCAGTAACCCTAACTAATCCAGTAACTAGAGCAGGTAACATTTATGAAATCTTCGATGCCGCTAATCCATCTGCCTCTTTTACAACCGGTAGTGTAAATACTTTTCCTACCTATTCTTCAGCGCAAGCAGGAAATAGACAGTTTACTGTACGTCTAGGGGTTAACTTTCAATTTACGAATCCCTCTGCATCCTTAACTAGCGGGTCATATGATTTTGGAGCTTACTTAAACGGGACTACCTTAATAGGTGTTACACAATCTGTAAACTTTACATCAAGCTATGTATCTGCCTCTACAATTCCCGGCCTCATTACAAATCCAACTAGAGTAGAGACTGATACCTCCTTTAACTTGGATTACAATTACGGAACCTTTACAGGTCCATTTTCAATAAACGGAGTAGGAAGCGTTGGAAGCGGAAGCTCACAGTTATTTGTAGATGCCTACCAGTGGGTTTTTAGAGATATTCCATATAGTGGACTTCTAGTAACTAGTGCATCTGGTGCCCCTGTTCCCGGTATCTTTACAGTAAACTCTAGCGCAAGACCAACAGAGGTGCAGAGCATAGAAAGCGGGCAATTTATATCCGCTAGTAGTGTATCTACAAGTACACAGTATATTAGCTATACGACACCTGAGCAATTAATTAGTGCAAATCAACCAGTAGTATTTAAATTTACTCAAGGAGGAATGTCAAGCGCTAACTATACCGCCAGCCTTACAAGCGATAGTACTTTAACTATAGGAACGATTGCATTAGGAGCTGGAGGTTATGCCAATGCATCAACAGCATCTGGTGCTTTTATAGCTGATCTAGAAAATATTACTGATAGTAATTACGCTACTATAACACTCAGTTCTAATCTAGGACAGTACGGAGTAGGTTATCAATTTATACCGTACTTTGTATCTGCCTCTATTACTTACAGTAGTAGCTTGTATACAAAATACGGAGACGTCAACGAAACCTTTTTACCTCAGTCCGGAGACAAAATAGTTTTAATTGATAACGGAGGTATTTCTCAAGATTTCGACGTCTATAGTTATAGTGTAAACACCTTTACTGTAGTAGGAGATATACTTAATAACTGGATAGATAATCCAGGATTAATTACAACTTTTTTACTATTAAGGAAGTATAATGACGAACAAAACGTTATATTAACGTATAATAAGCCCAACGGAGCAACTTCCTACGGGTTCTTATTACCAGATACAGTAAGCCCACTAGTAGTTAATAATATAAACACATTGCAAGCTAACGTACAGGCTCAGTTATTATCAACTCAAGCTAATAGTAACATTAGTAATATATAAGACTGAGAACTTTTAATCTTTAAACTATTTATAATAGAAAAACAATAAAACATGGGATATTTAAATAACACATCGGTTGTTGTCGATGCTATTCTTACCGACAAAGGTAGACAATTATTAGCGCAAAACGACGGATCTTTCCAAATTACGCAGTTTTCGCTGTCTGATGACGAGGTAGATTACACATTGTACAACCCAAATCACCCTTCTGGATCAGCATTTTACGGCGAGGCTATTGAAAATATGCCAATTATACAAGCTTTCCCTGAAGCTAACGAAATTATGAAGTATAAGTTGATTACCTTACCAAGAGGAACAGCTAAGCTTCCAGTAGTAACTGTCGGATACAATACTATCATACTTAAGCAAGGTTCTTCTCTTTCTCTTACACCTCAAACATTGAACTACTTAGGTGCAACTTCAACATTCGAACAGTCTGGATACGTTGCAACGATAGGAGACGTTAGGACAATGTCTGCATTTAACGGCGTCGGTATTAATACACCGAATGCAACTGCTCTAAACTCTACAGGAACCACAACAGTAGGTACAAACGTATCAAAAACTGTAATCGGTACTACAATTAACCTAACAGCTACAACTGTAAATACATTATTTGGTACTAATACAACTTTATACACTACCTTAACCGTTATCGGACGTTATTCAGGTGCAAGATTATTCATTCCAGTTCAAATTCAACAAGTAACACAATCATAAGAATATGTCATTTACACAGTTAAATCCATCGGATTTCGTAATTAGTAACGATTCAGTTACAGCTCCAGCTTGGAGCTCTAATGTACCGTCGCTAACTACCTTTTATACAGCCTCTACAGTTCCAACTTCTACAATAAGCGCGGGTGCATACTACTTAAATGTATATCAACAGGTTTATGGATCAAATGGAGCAGCAGTTCAGTTTGCTATTGCTTATGGAAACATTTTCGGATCAGGATCTCCATGGTTAAATTCTTTAGTACCAGGAGTATCTCCTTCACTAACTACCTACAATCAGTATCAAACTTTAGTATACGGACCAGAAGTTACAGGATCTCAAGGATTTAATTTCGGCGGTGCTACACCAAGAGCTCAAGACATTTGGGTATTAAATATTGAAAGAAATAGATATAAACAATCTTTAATGCCTGGTACCTTTAACTTAACGTTATCAGGATCTGCAGGTCAAATTACAATTACAGATAACAGTAACGATAGCACAGTAATTAATTACTTAGACTGCGGTAGAGTCTTCTCGTTAGTCTCTGGATCTTTTGGTAGATCTGTGAATCAAACACTTACAAACGCATCTGGCCAAGGCCAAACCGTTTCCGGATCTTACGGATTCTTCTTACCGGATATCGCAACTATCATACTTAATCCAAGTGCTCTTGCTTTAAGTTTCGGACAGGGAGGAATCGGTTTAATCCCAGATAGAAGAAACTACGGTAGTGGTTCAGCACCTGCTGCATCTGCTTCTTATACTTCTACTAATAATACTTTAATGTATCAAGCTATTTCTTCTAGCTCTGCTTTACCGTTAACAGGATCTGGATTCCAGCTAAACTCTCAAGAAACTGTTTCTTCGGATTATATATTTGTAAGAGTTAATAACGCAGAATATAACTACTCTACTAATCCAACATTTACTTCAGGCTCTACTGGTGCTGTACTCTACGACACAATGATTTACAGTCCACAAACTTTCGTAACAACAGTTGGATTATATAATAATAATAGTGAACTTTTAGCAGTGGCTAAAATGTCACAAGCCTTAGTTAAGGACTTTACAAAAGAAGCATTAATTAGAGTTAAGTTAGATTGGTAATAAAATAATAAAATGAGTAGAGCATCAAATAGTCTTTTAGTTTCTGATGTTGCCACTACTCCCATTAAACTTAAGTACTCTTCCTCTTATAGTAACAGTGCTATATGCGATTCAGGTATTTATGCACAAAGTGGGTTAAATGGCCCCGTTACAGTAACAGGATCTGTGCCGCAAAGAACTTTGCGATACTTATCTATTAGACACTTGTTCTATTCTAATTT